TGCCTGATTACTTGGTAACAACCAAGGATGGTATGTTTGTAGTTAATGTCAAAGGCACAGCCAATTTTAAGAAAAAAGAAATTGATATGCTGCCTTTGTTTACCGAATGGTTTAGCAGTAAAAAAGCGCCTTTGGTGTATGCCTTTTGTTTTGAAGGGCAAAAGCCAAAATTGATTTACCCTGAAAAATTGATAGAGTTGTACAAAGTATCAACTGATCGTCAATGGTCAGATGGTGTTGTTTACCGTAATCTTGCGATATAATACAAATACTATGAAAACAAAAAAATCACTTGGAGCAGCAGCCCTTACAAGGCAAACCTTTGTCAATTCCAAAAGCAAACTTATGCTATCGGATATTCAAAAAGAAACTGGGTTAAAGCGAAGCGAAGTGAGTATGGCTTTAAGTTATTTAATGAAAAACCGTTATCTGACTAGGGAACTTGCCCCGGCAACCAGCATCTTTGGTCGCAAACAGGTTTGGCTGTATGAATACCACCCTGACCGAGTTGGAGCATAAGCATCGCTGTTGCGTAAGACAGTTGCTTGCATGGCGCAAATCATGGGGACTACAGCGGTTTCAAGTCTATATCAGGCAAGAAAAGACTATACGACTTTGGTTGAGGGTGGAACAAGATTTCACAGACCAATGGAAAAAAGGCAATCGAGGGGAACAGGGGATATGGCTTTAATGAATGAAATAGAAGAATTAAACAAAAAGCTGGCTAAAGCGCAATATGACGCTGATTATTGGCGAGATAAATATGATCTATTGCTTAAAAACCTAGAATCACAGTATGAGTACACCAAATATATCGAAACCCAAGTATTCGGTGGAGTAACAAAATGAAACAAACTTTCTTCTTGGTACACGATCAAGCAAGAAAATTGGCTCAAGAAGCTATCAGATTAGCCCCTGATGGCTATTGTGTTGAAGTTAAGCAGTCCACTCGAACCCTAGAGCAAAATAGCCGTATGTGGGCGCTTTTAAGCGATATTAGCCGTCAAGTTGATTGGCATGGTCGCAAACTTAGCCCTGAAGAATGGAAATCAGTATTTACCGCAGCACTCAAAAAGCAGGATGTAGTGCCAAATATTGATGGAACTGGATTTGTTGTATTGGGACTATCCACAAGCAAAATGACAAAATCAGAAATGGCTGATCTACAAACACTAATGGAAGCATTTGGCGCTAATCATGGTGTAAGATTTAGTGAGTATGAATGATGACCGCTTATGAATTGGCTGATGAACTAGAAAAAGCTGGTATAGTAAACTGGAATCATCTTAAAGAAGCAGCAGCATTACTTAGATCACAAGCAGACGGAATAGAAAAACTACTAGAAATTGCTAAAAGCATAGATGAAACACTAGGCAATGTACCGAAATAAGAAACTGCTAGAAATTGTGCGGAACTTTCCTTGCCAAATATGCGGTATTGAGAATGGCACAATAGTCGCAGCCCATAGTAACCAGTTAAGAGATGGAAAAGGTAGAGGAATAAAAGCCCATGATTACCGTATCGCCAGTTTGTGCTATCGATGCCACCATGAAATTGACCAAGGAACACTCCTCACCAAAGCAGAAAGAGTTGAAAGATGGGAAGAAGCGCATAGAAGAACCATTGCCCTACTATTCGAAAATGGGTATCTTTATACCTAACTACATCCATTTATCCAAAGAAGCCCTAGAAATCCTAGAATCCCAATATGAGCCAATTAAATCAGCTTATCAAGGATATGGAAGAACTGCTAGACGGAAAAAGAATGACCGAGCATGAATATGAAGTCTATCGAAGGCTAATGCAATATCTATACACCTTAGACGATATGCACCAGCTATTCATGGCTAGTTGTGAGGCAGAGAGTAATACAATCCAATAGCCTAATACTAGCAATTCTGCTATATTTGCCGTATGGCTGAAGCAAAGAAACCTATAGGCAGACCTACAGACTACTCAAAGGAATTAGCAGAACTTATCTGTGAGAGGGTAGCTGGAGGGGAAGGTTTAGTCAAAATCTGTAAGTCCGAAGATATGCCTCATAGATCAACAGTAATGCGATGGCTTATTAAAAACAAGGATTTTAGCGACATATACGCACAGGCGAGAGATTACCAAGCCGATTACTACTTTGAGGAAATCCTTGAGATTGCTGATGGCGGTGATGGGGATATGCTGCTAGATGCTGAAGGTAATCCAACTGGCAAAGTAAACCATGAGAATATTAACCGCAGCCGTTTAAGAGTGGATGCTCGTAAATGGATAGTTGCAAGGTTAGCGCCTAAGAAATATGGCGATCAAGTGCAGTTTGACACCGAAAACAACAACTGGACTGTAAATGGCATCCCGGTCAAGACAAAGTAATGAACCCATAAATCTGCCTCCACTTCATGCTGGGCAACAAGAAGCCTTTAATGAATCCACTCGATTCTTTGCCCTAAGATGCGGTAGGCGCTATGGCAAAACTGCCTTTATGCAAAACTTAGCTGCTGCTGGTGCTGCAATGGGCGAAAAGATTGGTTGGTTTGCCCCTGACTACAAAATTCAATCTGAAGCATTTAGGGAATTGACTGACCTATTAGCCCCCATGATTAAATCCTCATCCAAGATAGATGGCATCATACAAACCCAAACAGGTGGGCGCATAGACTTTTGGACTTTAGAGAATGAAAGGGCTGGGCGATCAAGGAAATACCATAAAGCCTTTATCGATGAGGCAGCCTTTACCAAGCCCAATATGATGAAGGTATGGCAAACCGCTATCAAACCAGCACTTTTGGACTATCAGGGAAGTTGTATGGTGGCTTCAACTCCCAATGGTGTAGATGCGGATAACTTCTTTTGGCAGGTATGCAATCAGCCTGAGCATGGATTTACTGAGTACCATGCCCCAACTCATACCAATCCATTCCTACCAGTTGATGAATTAGAGAAGCTAGAGAGGGAAAATCACCCCCTAGTGTTCCGTCAAGAGTATATGGCTGAGTTTGTTGATTGGTCAGGAGAAGCCTTCTTTAGCCTTGATAAGTTGCTAGTCGATGGTCAGCCAATGGCTATTCCTACTAAGGTCGATGGTGTTTTTGCGGTCATTGATACTGCGGTCAAAGGCGGTGTAGAGCATGATGGAACTGCGGTCATTTATTGCGCTATCAATAAATTCTATGGTCAGCCCCTCATTATTCTCGATTGGGATATTGTGCAAATTGATGGCGCTTTGCTGGAAAGCTGGATGCCAAGTGTATTTCAAAGACTTGAGGAGTTGGCTGATATGACCAAAGCTAGAACTGGAACTCAGGCTGGTGTGCATATTGAAGATGCAGCAGCCGGGGCAATCCTTTTGCAACAGGGCAGGATCAACGGCTGGAATACTCATGCGATTGATTCAACTTTGACCTCACAAGGCAAGGATGTACGAGCATTGGATGTATCGGGCTACTTTCACCAAGGTAAAATTAAGATCAGCGATTATGCGTTTGACAAGGTAGTGAACTTTAAAAATGCCACTCGCAATCATTTGATTACTCAAATCACCAGCTTTCGCATAGGCGATAAGGATGCGTACAAAAGACCTGATGACTTGCTAGATGCTTTTGTGTATAGTCTAGCCATTGGAGTTGGCGATAAATACGGCTACTAGGAACAACTATGTCTGACATAACAATCACAAATACCCTGCTTGGTGGCAATCTATCGCAAATCCTAGAAGCGCAAGATATTGTTCCGGGTACTTCTGCTGGTTATGATCTTTGCAAAGTTCTTTGGACATTTCACCCATTAGGCGGCAAATTAGTAGAAAAGCCAATAAAACTCGCCCTATCTAAGCCTAGAGTAATTACCATTGATGCCGAGCCTAAAGAAATGCTGATTAAGGCATTTGAAGATGAGTGGAAGAAGTTAGGGGCTACTAACCATATTCGGGATGTGATGTTCCTCAATCGCACTTATGGCGCTGCTGCCATTGTAATGGGTTCTCCTGATGTGCCAACCGATGAGCCATTAGACCTATGGACATTAGCCGATAAGAATATTTACTTTAACCAGCTTGATCCACTTAACTTGGCTGGTTCGATTGTTACCAATCAAAACCCCAATGCCCCTGACTTTCAAAAGCCATTGGCATTTGCTACCGCAGCAGGGCAACCGTATCACCCAAGTCGCAGTTGTGTAGTGTTTAACGGCACTCCTGTTTACTTGCAATTCCAATCTTCTGCCTTTGGCTTTACTGGTAGATCCGTATTCCAAAGAGCCGTATATCCGCTAAAGTCCTTTGTTCAGTCAATGGTTACTGACAACTTGGTTACTTTTAAGGCAGGATTATTAATTGCCAAGCAAAAGCCAGCAGGATCTATTGTTAATCGCTTGATGCAACAAGCTGCTGGTATTAAGCGCACCTATTTGCAAGAAGGCGCTACTGGGAATGTCCTTTCAATCGATATTGATGAGGAAATCGAAGCTCTGAATATGCAGAACACCGATACCGCCATGACTACCGCTAGGGACAATATTATTGCCAATATTGCTGCTGCTTCTGATGTGCCAGCAATGCTTTTGAAAGATGAAGCCTTTACACAGGGCTTTGGCGAGGGTTCAGAAGATGCGAAAGCCATTGTTCAGTATATCGATGGCATTAGGGATGATATGCAAACCTTGTTTGATTTCTTTGACAAGATTGTGATGCACCGGGCTTGGAATAAAGAACTCTATGAATCCATCAAATCAGCTTACCCTGACCAGTATGGCTCAATGACCTATGAGCAAGCCTTCTATTTTTGGAAGGATAACTTTAGACCTCAATGGGAATCTCTTATGGAGGAATCTGAATCTGAGAAGGTTAAGGTCGAGGAAACCAAGCTCAAGGGTATTACCGAGATCCTCAGAACCATCCTGCCAGTAGTCGATCCTGCTAATAGAGCATTGGCTATTCAATGGGCTGCCGATAATCTTAATGAAATGCCTGACTTATTCCAAAGCACCTTACAGTTGGATGTAGAAGCAATTGCGGAATATGAGCCACCTGAAGCTACATTCCATGAAGAAAAAGTACCTACAGCTAGGTAATCATGACCTTTTTTGAAGTTCTGACCGCAGCCATCAATGACATGATGGAGTATGGCTTTGATTCCAAAAAGCGGTTAGAAGGCTGGCTCAAAAAACTCAAAATTGCGGCTAATAAGTCCATGATGAGTGATGAGCAGATGAACAAGGAAATGGAAAGAGCCTTAAAA